GATTACGGATCGCAAGCATTGGATCTTCACCAGCAGCAAGCATTGCAACATCATCAACCGCATAAGCAAAACCTCTGTGGCAGATAGATGCAATCTGTGTTGCAGTTCCGATCTTTTGTGGAGTCAAATATCCAGCAGAACTTGTACCCCAAGTTGCTGTTCCACTCATGATCTCTTCAGTTGGAGATACAGGGTTGAACTCAGGAACTTGAATACGTGTACCGCCTTCTTTTGCATCAAGGAAACTGTTTCTTACAACAGCACCACTTTTTACAAATTGACTGCGCTCTTTGATTGCCTCTTGTACATAACGAGACAAATTATTTCTTTTTACGATGTCCGCAAGAAGGACACCGCCAGAGTAATTCTGAAACGGGGCTGCCATTTCTAATTAGGAGGATTCTTTAACGAGGTCCAAGTCACAGACTCGGCTGTTAGCTCACAGAACTAACTGGATTGAGCTTCTCTCTTCAGCACTGCTGCAAGATCTGGCTCGGAAGATTCTAAGACCATTTGTTGGGTCATGTTTATACTACCTTCTTTCCAGGGATTAGTCATGCCTGGAGAGACATTTGATGTAGGAGAAGGTTTAGCACCCATCCCTGCCGCAGAGCTAGGTTTGAAGTGGTGTTCCCATCCACTACCAGGATTTTTTAGGTTCCCTATATAAGTTCCTAAATCCTGTTCAACACCTCCATTAAGTACAACAACGTCACCGCTATCGTTCCTTTTTAACCTTTCTTGAAGCAAAGATAACATTTGTTCAGCATTTACCGCACCAGAATTACTGATAGCTGAAAGTGCTGAAGTCTTAATGTTTGCAGCCTCATTCGAGGTCTTTAAGTTCGTTAATTGCTCTCTTAAACTATTTATTTCTTGGTCTTTTTCTTGGGCGGTTTTGTTTGCTTCTTCCCATAAGGGTTTCCACTGCCCTTGGTCTTCGAGCTTTTGTTTCCTTTGGTCATCTGCTTTCTTATAGACATCATCTAGTTTAGTCTTGATGCCTTTGAATTTTTCGCCTTCTTCAGCGATTTTTGCCTCCAAAGCAGAAATTTTACTTTCATATTCAGCCTTAACACTGTCAAGGTTAGGTGCTTGTGGAGCTGGAGTCTCAGCCACGGGCTGTTCAGCAGGAGTCACGGACTCAGGCTGGATGACTTGTTCTTCAACCATGTTTATTCAGCAGTAGTTTTAGGAGTTTCAGTTTTTTCAGTTTTTGGAGCTGCTTTCGCTTTTGGAGCTGGTTTTGGTGGGCAAGCAGGAGGATTAATATCCTCAAACCTCATTTTTTCGATTGGCATAGTAAATAAATACTCTTCAGTATTATTCTAATGTATTAACCAACTTCAGTCTCGTTTGCAGTAGGGAGAACTTCACCTTGTACCAAAATATCCCTAAATTCTTCTCTATCTATGACTTTTTGATCAAATAATGAGGTCAAAGCTGTTATATCTTGTCCAATTAACCTCTCAATATCAAAATCACGACTAATTTTGACTTCTGGTGGCTCAATTCCTAAATAATTAGCCGATAAATTAAATACTTTTTGTAATTTCTGCTCTAACTCAAGAGAAACCATTGACAACATAGAGTTCGTATCAACACGATCTAAACGTCTTGCATCTGCTGATTCTGCTACAAATTTCTGTTGAGATAACGTGCTAATTCCTAAAGTTGCCATCTGAAGCTGTAATTCTTGTATCTCATTAGTCTGTGCTTCAAATGCACTACTTGCTGGCTCGACATAATACACCTTATTTCCAGGTTGAGTCGCCATCGCATAGTTGACACTGATACTCATGTCCTTTGTCTGATCATCCCATCCCTCTAAAACCAACATTGGTTGAGAAGCTACATGCAAACTATGAATTAAGTCAGCTTGACGCTGGAAATGTGCCAAATTCAAATAAGCAATATCTAATAACGGTGGCTTACTTGCCAAAGTATCAGTCTTACCCGAATAAACACTAACTAAAGGCACTTCACCTAAAGAAAACGCACCAGAATCAACTAATTCATAGTTCTTTTCATTCTCTGGGCCGTCAAAATTACCTGCATAACTACTATCTTCCAAGTTAATTAGGTCTTTTTTAGGTGAAACCTTCCGATAAACACGATATTTTCCTGGTTCGATCACCCTAACTTGATCAAATACCTGCTCACCAAATTCTCCTGAAGGTACAACAGCTTTTTCAGCAATTCTTACCTGAATAATGCTGCCATAATTAACTTCCCGATCTAATCTCCAACCATAAATGTTGGTTGGGTCAATCTCTATCCAATATGGCCTTCTATTCTGCGCTCTTTCTTCTGCCAGAGTTAATGCCCCTGTTGGTGCAGGGTAATCAACCAAAATATGACTCTGACCATAGGTTAAAGAACAAATAAGTACCCTTCTTGCATACTCATCTAAATCCGATCCACAACCATCAACATCCTTAGCAAATACCTCAGTCCAATATGGATCACCTATTAAAGTAATAGGTTTTCTCATTATTAAACCTGTCGCTGCTCTAATTAATCGCTGCGTATATGGTGAAAATACTGCTCGATTTACTCTAGATAAATAAGCTGTGTAATCCTCTCGTGGCTCAAGGGGAAGAAAAGCTTCTGAATTATCTCTTAAATATTCAGTTCCATTTGTAACGGCCTTCATAATTTCCCACCCCTTTACCATGTCCATCACTGCACGAGTGCGAGTAAATGGACTATCAGAACCACCTACACTGGTAGAACTTGTAATATTGGTACGAATTGGGCCAGGAACGGAGTACGTCACAAATCTTTCCTTTTAATAAATGGCCCTAACTTAAGCAGCAGAAGTAATTGCTCCAGATGTTTGGAAACTTACAGATACAGATTGAAGATCACCTACTGTAGTGCCAAATTCAGCACTTGTAATGATTCCATTAAAAGTAATCTTTTTGCTACTTGAAGTATCTAAAAATAATTCAAACTGAGCATCAGCAGCATCTTCTGTTGTTAAAACATCATTTACTAACTCAGCAGTCTCGTCACCACTAGCTGCTGTATAGAGAAGTTCAACAGATCCACTTCCAGATACTAAAGATCCTACATAGCTACGTGATGTAGCTCCATGTGCTGTGCAATCAAGAGTGTCCTTGGAAACACTAAGACTCCAACCTGTTGTAGAAGTAACAGCAGCTACACTGCCTGTTGCATTCTTAAACTTTACGGAGCCTTCTTCGCCACGATAGAAAGCCATGATCTAGAATAATAAAAGACTATCTCTAATAGTCTAACTTGTACTCTCTACTTTTACAGCGTTTTTTGTAGAAGGTTTTGATTTGTTTGCTATATATTGAGCGCATCTAGGATCCCATAAAGCAGGATTTCTCTTCCCCTTCACTGCTTCAACTGCATCTAACTGTTCTTCTGTAAGTGACATGGTTACTTTCCTTTAGTTTTTTTAGTAGAAGTCTTGGTTGACTTCTTTTTCCCCTTTACCTTAGCTAAATATCCCTCACATCTCTTTGTTCCAGCAGACTTTTTCATTTTCCCTAGTAAATCCTGTACCCAGTCTGCCCTAAAGTCTCAGGTTTTGCCAAATTGAACTGTTGTAAACATAAATAACCGAAAGCGTCAAAAGCATGATCAACACCAAGGTTTTTATTAGGTAATCCTGTATTCGGTGCATAAGTCAGCGTCCTTAAAGACTTAATTAACTGTTTACATCTTGGGTGAATAAACGTCCTCCTACTACCACTCGCATCTAATAAAGCCGTATTAACAGCAGTAATCTTATCCCTTATCTTCCACGGTGCTTTCGGACTTGAAACATTAAATCCACTTCTCCGCAAAATACTATGATCAGTCGCACCAACTCCGCTAGTTTTTCTCGCTCCTCCTGTTGGGTCAGGACATGCTATTACTCTTCTGTCCACCCCATATCTGCGAGTGACTTCTTCTGCAAAGTCCCATGTGGTTGCCCCACCTGTGAGCATGATTTCGTCAAACACATACAAGTTCTCCCCATCCCTTACCGCACATATCCCTGACATTGGATCTACGTTAAAGTCAACTCCTAAAAGTATTGGCATCACATTAATATCCTTTGCATCAGTTGAAATATTCGCATCTCCAAAACTAACAGCAACTAATCCAGTTAAATTTTCAAAGCTGGCTTCAAACTCCTGCCTAAATGTTCTCTCATCTAATTGCGCCCTAGCTGCTTCAACCTCCTCTTTCGGAACATTACCCCCTTCAATAGTGGTATAACACCACCTTTGCCATTCCCCTGTTGGATCGCTTGCCGTATAACACCATAAATCGTAAAACCAACTAGCAGTACCGTCAGGTGTACTAATAAATAACGCCCAACCTTGCTTATCAGCTAATGCAGGTCTAATAACCTCAAACCATACCTCTGAACTCATAAAAGCTGCCTCATCTAAAACTACCCCTGATAAACTTCGACCCCTCAATGCCATTGCGTTTTCAGTTCCTTTCAGTTCTATACTCGACCCATTAACTAAATCCAGTCTCAAATCAGTCTCATTCTTACTCTGTATCCATACCTTCGGGACTAATTTCTTTAATGCCTTCCATGCAATATCTTTTGCCATTCGATACGTTGGGGCGCAATAGAAAAATGTCTCGCCTGGACTATTAATCGCTCCACGAAGAAGTTCGATGCAACTTAAATAGCTTTTACCGAATCTTCGACCTGCTACTAAAACTCTAAAGCGTTTTTCGTTGTTAAATACTTGACCTTGTGCCCATCTTAAATTTATTTCTGGTGCTGTTTTTACGCTCATAAAGGCTCCATTTTAAAGTTTTTTACACCTAACCCCCCTCAAATTGAGGATTGAAGGTTAGTATCTTATTAATAGTTTATTGAATAAGTCCGTGACTGATTCATGTTTTGAAGATTTTGGCAACTTAAACGAGCCACAGCAAGAAGTAAAGAAGAAAAAAAGAGTGTTGGGTGATGGGCAAACTAGGGCTGGCTATAAAGAAGCTAGACAACAACGATTATATAGTAGACAGCTTGAAGGTCTTCCAGCAAGACAGCTTGTTCACGATCATGCAAAACGTGAAGGCGTTTCAGTTACAACTGCTTGGATGGATTGGAGACAAGTTACTGCTTGGACAGAAGAAGATTGGGGTAAAGAAAGAGAAAATATGCTCTCTCGTTTGCAAGCTGCAAGATTAAGACTCTTTGATAAAGCAATCAAAAAGGGACAACTTCAAACTGCTGCTATGGTGCTGGATTCTTTGGGCAAGGTCATTGGTGAAAGTATTGAACATGTAAGTATTCAAGCTCCTGAACTCTCAATCAAAATTGAACCTAAAGAAGACTAGGCTATTATCTTAAGAACTTAAAGTGCAATATATATTTATAGTACCCGCATACTGAGTAATACGTCTACTTTTTGTAGCCCTCCCCCCTTAACAACGTCTACTCGTTATGAGTCATTCAATAAACTATTATCTTAATGACTACTCTTGGTAGATAATAATCTAATATTATTTTATTACTCAACATTAAGTTAACACTATACAATACTATTTTATTATGTTATAATAAACTTAAGTTGATGCGGAAAAAGTATCAACTAAAAACGCTAAGGTCACAAGCTGAAGCGGAACCTCGAAAACTAAATAGATTCTCTGAGATCTTGCCACAGTAGTAATCGATTCTTAGCAATTGGTCGCTCTGGTGCGACACTTCAGAACATACACAAAAACCGTTCTTTATTCATCTCAAATCAAATGGAAACTCTAGATTTTGATCATAGGATCATGAAGCAAGAAGAAGACGACAAGCTTGCCGTTCAACTTCTTGAAACTGATCCAAAGGAAGGGTTTAGGCTTAAGGCTACGATCCAAACAAAGATCGGATACAGCCAAAGAGCTTATACATTAGATGTAAATGCAGAGGAACTTCTCCAAGCTTTCAACCAAATCGAAGGCGAGAAGTTCAAAGCGTTAGTAGATAGGATTTGCCCTATCTGGGAGAATTAAAAAAATGAGTCAGCACATTAAACAACTAGGAAGCAACAAAACTTTGTTGCTTCTTGGAAGTGTTGAAGTTCTTTATTCTTATTCAACACCGATAGCGGCCAGACTTGCTGATGGTTCTTTCATTAGTAGTAAAAACTACTACCAAAACGGAACCACCAAAACGAGCCAAAAACACATAACTCAAACACTAAATTATTGGTGTTTGGAATATGGCTTGACACTTGATCAACTTGGATCTGGTGCAAGGCTTGTTGATCAGCAAGACATAGAAGATCTTATCCCTTTACATCTTTTAAAATGACTTCATCAGTTTACGTTCCAAGCTCAGAAAAAATTATTATTGAGCATCTAGAAAACCCAACCGAGATCGAGTTGTCAAGATTCCAAATCTTACAACTTTTATACGTTCTTTACTCTGACCATTTACAGGTCAGAGGAGGAACGCCAACCAGTTGGTTCAATAGACACTTATCTAACAAAAGAAAATCCAAAAAGTTTTGGCGAACTTTTTTCGCTCCATATCTTGAGCAAATTTTCCCTAGAGAGATTCCATACAATGCAAAAAAATTTATGGAGACTCTAGAAAATGACTAGCTTCATTATTTGGGTTTGTTCAATTTATCTAATTTACTTTTTTCTAAGATTAGTAAAAGCTAGATAAAAAAAATAGGGTAGAAAAATTTCTACCCTAAAATTTTTCTAATTTTTTTTTTTTTTTTTTTTTTTTTTTTTTTTAAAAAAAATTTTTTTAATATAAAATTTTATTGAAAAATTTATTTTTTAAATTTTTTTATATTAATATTTTTTTTTTA